GGATTTTCGCCTGATAATGCAAGAATCGTGAAAATATTTAAGGTAGTTGTAGTTCCGGCAGTTGTATTACCTAGAGATTGAGCATTAAATAATCTTTGAAGTCTCCCAAGTAACTCAATCCCTTCGCGCTTCTTTACTTGATCGCGCCATGCATATGCGTTATACAATTGTTGAAATGCCTGATCTGGAATTAGAACAGGTTTTTTATTGGTTTGAAGCCCACCTCGATCGAATCCAATAAGTGGAATGGATTGCATCGACATTAGAAGCCTATAGCTTGATAATAAGCAGATCCACCAGAGGTAGTCGTGTTATAAGTGAAACCAGTTTTCGTGACATTTGACACTGAAAATCCTGGTTTATTCGTTCCATTTGGCGTACAGATCAAATTATAAATTCCATTTGGAAATGCTTGTCCACTTTGAGTTGCAAAGACTACCGCTTGAGTTGTGGAACTGACATTGAAAAACCCAAATAAGAAGATAAAACCACCAAATATCATAGTGGTACCACCAGAGGTATTATCGCCTTGATCGCTAATGACCGTTCCTGATATTTGTTGTTTGGTGTTTACACCCATACTTCTAAAAAATACTTGAGGATTAGAAGTATTGGGATCAGCAAAGGCAAATAATGAACACTCATTGCTCAGAGTTGATGGCCCAGATGCTAAAACCGGTAATGTAACCTGCTTATGTTTACCTTGATTAGTATTATTGGGGGCATAATGATCTACTCCAATCAGACCGTTATAATTAGCAAAGTTATTATTAACTAACTGCTGCGTAAACCCTAAACTTTGTCCTGCAAGAGGAATATTAGATGTAAATGCTGGAATTGCCATATTATCTCTTAAACTGATCCAAAAAAGCCACCTGATGATCCATAATTATACTGAAGCTGGTCCGCAAAGAGAGTGGCTATTCTCTGCTTACCAAGTTGCGCCCATGTGCGCGTAATTGCCGCCGAATATCTCTCAGCTAGCATCTTATCCATTATCTGAACACCATCGAAATCGAGCCTATCTTCATAGATTTTCTTAGCGGCACCAACGGCTATACATTCCCACCACTCAGAGAGCTCAGGACTGCCAGCAAATGCCGGAGTATTGGCTAAGGCTTGAGATGGTTGACGATAAGCGATTAATTCAACCGTATATCCCTGGTCAGGAACCGGTCGCACTGTAAATTGATTCTGAAAGAAAAGAATCGATAGAGGTTGAGATAAAACTTGAGGATTGTATTGGATCTCAATCTTATTTCCTTGCGGTACAGGCTGATTAAATAATAATCCAGTGATCTCCCCAGTTTGATAGTTAATTGTTCCGCTACCACCAGGAGTTGGAGGTACTGGTCCTAAATAAACATCACCAATCAAATTCCCAAAACCATCATCTGTCACATTCATCGTAGAAGTAGCAGTATTAGCTGTGATTAGAACATTTTGAACACGAGATACGGGGTAGTTGAGATTAGTTGGATTGTTATTAACACTCGCAATCAAGGGACTTGCTGTTGTAAATCCGCTATATGGGGTAGTAGATGCAACACCGCCAGTGCCAAAAGCAAATATATCTTGGTATTGCCAATTAAAATTCAGTGCGTAAAAGCTCCAGGGATCAAATAGAAGAAGGGTTTCTCTTTTAGCAACATATGCAGGTTGTTCAACCGTCGTGTAGTGCTCGGAATCGAAAGGATAGGTGTCTTGACCCTGAATCGTATCAAAAGTATATTTATCTTTGAGCTTTAAAGCGCGATATTGCGATGGAAAGTCGTAGAGATAAAAACTATTGATATAATCCGTAATCCCCACACTGTAAGGATTGGATGGATCCGGAACATCTGGCAATTGAAAAGGATCAGCTGAGCCCGTCAAACGACGTACTTTCGCTATAATCATTTGCAAGATAGGAATTCGATTACTACTTGGAGCGGTCATTTACTTCTTTCTTTTATGATGCCAAGGATCGAGATGACCCTCGTGATCATCAGGATGATGCTTCTTTTTTGACTTCATCTTTTTCTTCATTTTAGATTTGCAGCCTTCGCTATGTTTCAAGGTTTTGGTCTGTGTTTTATCAACACCTGCCATCTCTTTTTTCATAGCTGCTTTGCTGACTTTCTCAATCGATTCTTTGCCTACTGGCATTGTTAATTTTTCTTTTGGTTTCATAGGTCCTTTTAGTTAAGAGGAACGTTATCAAAAACATCTTCTAATGTGACAGTTGCCGGATTGCTATTAGGAATGATCCCAGAACCTGCGGGAACGGCCATTGCTGGATAAGTAACAGTTCCTACAGGCGGATACACGAATGGCTGAAAAAAAGTCGTGTCTAGGTCGATTGTAAGCGTTGTGGGTGTTACCGACTCCACTAATGCCTTAAGATTATTAATTAATGTCATGCCATAAGGTTTAGACACCCTAAATGAAATATATTCGCCTACCGTAAACTGATGATCAGCCGAGAATGTCACAATGGGAGCTTGCCCATTGGTTATTCCAGTAATAAGCGAGAAATAAGGAGTAAAAGTACTCAGTGGCGATGCTGACATCTATAAGACATCCATAGGAGTAAATCTTGTTCTCGAACGCCTTGAAACTGTCGCTCTGCCTGTGTCCAGGTTTTCTGGGAGCTGCCGGACTTTTACCCAGATGTTATTTAGATGTTTAACCAATATCATAGGTAAATCTACGATTTCTCCATGGTAAATCTTTATTGTGCGAATGGGCTCATTTGGGAAAAATCTATAAGAAAAGTCAATCCATCCGCCTTGGGCATCAATGAATTCAAACATTCCTTTAATCGTTTTATCGCCTTCTTTTCGCAACTTTTCCATCTTGGCTTTACTAGCTGCTCTTTCGCTCTCAGATGGGAGGTTAAATTTGCTTCTTGATATCTCTTTGATTTCCATTTGATCTCCAAAATTAAGAGCAGGGGACAAAGCCCCTACTCATTATTAAATTATTGATTATTATATTCATCGTATTTGTATGCCTGCCATAACCAGACATCATTAGTAGAACTATTTGCGAAAATAGTGCCGCCAAGATGGATTCTGTATTGATTAAGGTTATCAAAAGTGTCTAGAAGGTTAGTTCCAGGTGGGTTTTGATTTGGCACGACTCCAGATCCTGCTGGCACTAGGAAGGAAATAGGCTGTTGGCCTACATATGCTAATGCTTGAGCAGAAGTTGGGAGCGAAAATGCTGAGAAACCACTCGTATTAATCGCCACAGTAACTGTAGAGCAAGTAGTTGCTGTTGCATTGGTAACAGCTGTAACAACACCAAATACGTTGTTGATCTGGCTCATCGTTGTGAATGTTGTGGTACTAGCTGGCACTCTAAAAGATACTCTTTCACCAACTGTGAAGTTTGTATCTTGAGTTAAGCTCACAACGCATGGATTTGCTTGCGTAATGGCAGTAATTCTCTGAGCGCGTGGATAATACTGAGATGGAATTACTTTTTGAGCAACAGCAGTTGTTCCGCTAGCAGCAAAGCCAGAGGAATCTAAGTCAATAGTGATGCTTGTAGTAGAAGTTGTAGCAACTACTTGAAAGACATAACCAGAGATTTGTTGCATTCCAACAACGTTAGTCAAACGCACGAAATCGCCTGTCTGGATTTTTGGTCCATGAGCAGTTGCGCCATCGTTTGTAAGAGTTACAACAGTAACGCCACCAGCTGATCCTTTAGTTACAGCCGTAACAGTGGAGTTAGGTGTAAATGTAGGAGGACTAGCAGTATTATAAGGAGTGATACCGTCTGTTGTCAGAGTAAAAGAGTTAAGAGCACTTGTAGTTACAGCTTGGTGGATACCATTAGCTGTGCCAAGGGCCATAGATCTCTCCCACCAGAATTCGATATCTTTCGCAACGTTAGAACCCCACTGAGTGATGTTCTTCATTATGAAATAATCTGGAGGGTCCATACTCGCGATTTGGATATCTTGAGCTGTGGATGCAGTTGCAGTAAGAGTACCGCCTTGTATTTTAGAAAATGGTAACATATGCGGTCCTCCTTAAATTCCGGTTGATCTTAAGTTTTGAAGCCAAAGGTCGTTTGTAATGCACTGACCTTGGTAAAAAGAGCAACCTGCAGTATGCCGAAGCATGCATGGATCGTTATTGTAGCCAGGAGGTAGATAGATAAATCTTGATTTACCGCCAGCTTGCCACACAACTTTATAGGCTTCTTTAGCAGCAACAAAGCAGTTAGCTACGTCGTTACCAAGAAGAGATGCCATTGAAGATACAGATCCTTGTTCAGAAACAAAGAAGCGTACGTTATTTGCACCGCCCCATTCAGTCGATAGAGTTTTGTCGATGTTCGGATATTGAAACTTACGGATAAAACCAGTGATATTGTTCAACACAGGAATCATGCGAGTTGTCAACATACAACCATATGAATCTCCGATTGGAGCTGTACCGAAACGGTTTTCAGCTTCCACGATATTTGTGATGTATTCTCCAGAATTTCCTTGAAGAACAGTCACAACATCATCGATATCGGAAATCGCCATCTCTGTTGGAAGGTCTCCATTTACACCACCTACGCAGTTGATGATCGAAGCTGAAGATTCAAGCTGATCTCTAACTAATTGGTCTTGTGTTTCACGAAGAGCTTGTCCAAGACGAGCAGCTGCACTATTGAGCACAGGATCTTCGTTAGTTATAGTTACTTGGCGAGTAAGTACGATATAAGTCGCATAAACTCGAACACGGCAATCCACGTCAACGCGATTAAGCTGTTGAGCTGGAGGATTCGTTTGTGCATCATCGAGAGGCACTGGGAATAGATTCAACCGATCATATCGGCTTTGTCTATCGATAAACCCTTGGTTGTCCGGTAGCTCGACTGGTGTTGCAAAAAGCATGTGCACCAAGTTGTGCTCTGGAGTCGACAAGAGTTTCGCGTTGTAGCGTTGCTGAATTTGGGGTGGCAACGTTGCAATTGATACTGACATAGTTCATCCTATTAGTATCCTCCCCCGCTTTGACGTGCGTAGCCCATCATTTCTTCATAGAGATCGCGTCTTTGAGCCTCTGTCTGTTTAAACGTTTGAGCCATTGGGCGTTTATCAAATGCTTGTGGCGATTGAACAGTCTTCGCATTCTGTTCAAGCTTCTTTTCCACTTCTTTGGCACGTCTAGCTTGAGGCGCTTTATCAACGATTCCCATGGATTTGATGTATTTATAGCTCTGTAGGCCGATTGTATAAGGGTCTTTAACATTTGCTATCGTCTGGGCGAGTTCGGGATCTTGTTGTTCTAGTAAATCCAAAGTTTCAGGATTGACGACATCATCGAAATCTGAGAATTTTGCTTTGAGTCGTTGCATGAATTGCGATTTTTCCCTCTCTTGCAAAGCCTTTTCAACGGCTTCATGTGCAAGTTTTTCAGCCTTTTTCACTTCGCGTTGAACAAGCTTTTCAACTTGACCTTTCGCTATGTAATCATCGGCAGGGATATTGGCCAATTCATCAACTTCAGGAGCTGCTTGTTGCTGATAGTTTTTTTGTGCCACAACACTTGCAAGTAGCTCTTCTTGCATTCTCACTTTTCTCTCTAGTTCGTCCTTTGCACGACGTAGTTCCCTCCAGTTTCTTTCTTGACGATCTTCAACTGGTGGTTGTGCTACTTCTTGCACTTCCTGCTGACTAGTCTCTGGAGTTGCGATCTCCTGGGTAACGCTTGTTTGTTCGATTTCGTCCATAAACTTCCTTGTAATGCATTCGGTGACAACGCTTTCTACACCATATTTTCTCGCTATCGGAGCTAGCGGAGCTCAATTTGCAAAGTAATTTAGAAAATTATAAATTGCTAATAAAAATGAGAGAGTTAATTAAGTTAGTTGTGAAGAAGTGTAAAGAATGTAAACAAAGTAAAAAAAAGAAAGACTTCTACGGAAAAGAGCTGTGTTATAAATGCGAATATAAGCGCAAGATGAAACTGCTCGAGTGTAATGAAAAAATCTGTAGAAATTGCAACAATGTATTCAAAGCGAGAAGATGGATCTATTGCTCGCAAGAATGTGCTGATGAAGGGAAACTCCAGCAAAAGCATTGGACATCGAACATAAATATTGATTCGAAAGATTGGAAAACGAGGTTTATTTACTAATGTTATTTAGAAAAAGAAATAAAATGAAAGATCAAATTGAAACTTTGACCTGTAAAATAAAGGAAATGGAAAGAGAAATTGCTTTTCTTGAATACCAATATGCCCTTTTAAAAAAGATATGCGTCGTAAAAGATCATCGAATGATCCCTGAAGGAAGTGTATTACCCCTGCTTACGTTAGAAGATAATGGATATGTATTTCGCGATATTGTTCAAAATCCATTTGGCACTAAATATATGATATATTTTAAAAAAGATGAACGTGATTGAGTTTGATGGTCTTACTAAGCCGACTTCCTAAATGATTCTATGGCTTTGTCTTTGAATTTGAGATTTGGCATCCATTTGCCCATCTCATCTTTCATAAAACCAAAATGAGTGAGATCTTCTCGTCTCCAAGCTTTGACTTCTTCAACAAGCGCATGATCGAATAGATTCTCGTTCATGAGGATATTGTACATATCGGACCAATGCGGAAGACTCCAACAGAATCTGGTCTCTACTTGAACAGGATCATGCCAGAAAACAGTTGTGTCATCTTCTGGATAGGGACGAAATGGGAAATGTAGAACACGCCTTAAAAAAGCATCTTTCATTTGAAGGTCTTTCTTCTCATGAATCATGATATACCAAGGACGATCTCCGAATGGCTTTGTTGCTATACCATCATTGATATCCTCAACTAATCCCTTCATCATTTCATTATTGAGATCACCAACAACGACAATATCACGAGGATCGGCAGTAAGATGAAGATCGCGGTAGATAGCACCAACTGTAGGTCTTGTAGGATCGTAATGACTTTGATTTTTCATAAAAAACTAGCTATGCGAAAAGAGGTATTCAAAACACATAGCTAGTCACTCCAAGGAGTTCTTATCTTTTAGGTTCGTGAAAATGAAGAGTCATGCCATCTCTCAAATCTTCTAATTGACGCTCACGTTCATTAAGTTTCTCATAGTGATACATCATTTTTGAAGTTGGAGGACGATTGTCATGAATCGCACCTTTCTGCACTTCTATGTCTTCGCGTCTCGGCTTTTCATCAGCACCAAAACGATTGCGCCTGCTCATGAATAGCGACCCATATATGATTGGCCTTCAATTTCATCGGCTTCACGCTTCTGGAATTTGTCTTGACGCTCGATGTATTCAAGAGTCTTGCTAAATCCTCTTTGGCTGAAATCCGATTCAGGCTTTTGAAAGTCTTTTACACGAGGAGACATATCTCCTTGTTCAAGGCCAGCCATATGCAAGTCTTCTTTGCCCGCACTATTGACCTTATCAATATTTCTTTGAGTGGCTTTAACCATCTTCTCTTTCACAAAAAACCTCCGGGGTTTAATATTTAGAGATAAGTAAGAAAATTATTTTGGTCAAAGAGATAAATAATATGGATTGGCAACAAGTTTTAGCATTCATAAATCAGGAAATGAAAGATTTTCATGATAGATTAGAAAAGCAAGATGCCGAATTTAAAGCAGAGATACAAAGGATAGATGCTGAATTTAAAGCTGGAGTGCTGCTATTGGAAGAAAAAATGCGGGCAAGGCAATAAAGTATGAATGAATTACCTAGGTATAGCGCAAAAGAGCACTCAGACTTACTAGCTGATGGTTATAAATTTACAACGGTGCAAACTTTATCAGTTTATGGAGCTAGAGCCTACAACGAAAACACCTACACAAAGACTATAGACATGTGCTGCATCGAAAAAGTTGGCAGAGTCTTCGTCGGATCATTAATAACTCTTGGAACTCTAGGATGTGCACCTTGTTGCATAAATGGGTTTAATGAAAATATGTTTAGTATCCCTTTGGATGGAAAACTTACTAAAAAAGCCTACGTTCTTGATCAGAAGTTATCCTCCGAATGGAGATCACAAGATAGTGAAAAACTAGGATTTGATGCGAACGATAAGGTAAGTATTCAAAAATATGTAAATGCTAATCAAAGCAAATTTGTGCAGTATTTAGGACATAAATTCATGACATATCACGCACCCATTTCTAAGGCATCTTCAATGATATTCGTGCCAAGTGGCGATGATAGTCAAGCTGAGGTAGTAGCATTATATAATGTCGAAACAGGAGCCAATCTTACGAGTGCAGAACTAAGACGTACAGCAATGACCTACTGTGAAAACTATAAAGGCGAAGTTGCGCAATTTGAACAATTACGTAATCCTAAAGTCATCGTATATGGGGCTATAATAGTAAAAGTGTGAATATATTATTTTATTTAGTTACAATTTCAGGTATCATACATCCTGCTCCAATCTTCTGGAGCATCAATCCCGAACAGAAATTTAGGGATCGCCAAGGGAAAGAAATTTCTTTGGAAAAATGGAACGAACTCAATGGACAGAAGGAATATGCTTCTATCAAGCAAGAAATATTCGAAGGCTTTTTCATTTCCACGGTATGGTTGGGCATCGTAGAAGATGGCTATTACTTCGAAACCGTCGCATTTAAAAATGATAAGCCTGAGATACAATTCTTATATCTAAATGAACAAGATGCTCTGAGGGGTCATGAGCAAATTAAATTGGGAATAAAGCAGCTCAATCAAGGCATTAACGTCATATTTCAAGGCAACGAATAAAAAGATGAATGATTGGATCTCCTCAAAGGAGAAAAAACCTCCTTATCATTGCCTAGTGAAGGTTTTAGTAACCGAAAAAGAATCTGGTCCCACATGGTCGATTGTCAAACCAGGGGAATATGTTTCCGCATATATTAAAGCTCTTGAAATGCCAGAGGCATTAGAAAAGTTATATAATGTTGTTTGTGACTTTGCAAAAGTAGATCGAGAAGAAATGATGTCTCGACATGAGGGGGTCGTATTTGAGGATCATTGGGTTAATTTCGTGGGACGCATTGCTAAATGTTGGAGATTTATCTCTGATGATGAAGTAAAAGAATTGATTAGAAATGACTCTTCTATTTTGGACTAATGATGGGAAATAATTATATTTGCGCATGTTGCGAAGGTGAATTTACTCCTCCAGATGATTGGACTGAGGGAGATGCACTTGCGCAAAAACAAATGAATTTTAAAAATTTTTCCATGGATGAAATGGAAGTAATCTGTGATGATTGCTTTCATCAAGTTATGGCAGCTAATAACTCTGCACCAATAAAGAGATTTGGTTAGATGAAAGTGCCCTTCATAATATTCGCAAGCGGCACATTCTTTTTTTTATTATCAATGAACTTGACTAGATTGCAGCAGCCGGTTGCGGAGCTTGAGCTTCACGTTCAGCCTGATCCATTTCTTTCTCAGCATGACCCATTCCTTGAATCTGACTCAAAATAGCAATCTGTTGACCTAACTGCTCAATATCCATTCCCTGTAATTCTTTTGCAGCCTTAATGAGATTAAGAAGACCATGTGTATCTTCTTGATGTGATTTGCGTATTTTATCCTCAGCTACTGCTTTATCAGTCTGAATCTTAGCCACACGCTCAGCAGCAAGTCCTTTCTGACTCTGGGCATAAGCAAGTTTAGTCTCATTATCTACTTGCATTTGCTGCATCTGAAGCTGGGCCATTTGCTGTTGCTGTTCTTGAGCTGCCTGCTCTTGTTTCATAACAGCTTCGATGACTTCATCCTTATTCTGGATCTGAGCGAGTTTCAAGATGACATCAGACGGAATTGGAATGCCTGTTTGTTCTCTAAAATATAGAAGTTGTTGAAGTTCTAATTGATTCTGAGATTCGGTAAGAGCACCAGCTGTGACTTTGCAGCCATATTTAAAGAAAAGCTTATTATCAAACTCGGGAGTTGGCTCTTCGCCAATCACTTGTTGCACTTTCCCATATGTCCAGTTCTTTTGAACTATTTCTAGTATGATTTCACCGCAAAGTCTTTGGGATTCATCTAGCTGATCAAATAATCTTTGAAGACGAATCAAGCCTGCGCCTTGACGAAGCATGGTCATTAGTCCTGACTTGTCAGTCTCATCAACACCCATGAGCGTCTCAGATGCTCCAATGATCTCCATGGTAATGCTCTTGAGCATCTCTTCCATTTGGACCATAGTTGGATTTGGAGGAATGATCTGCATCTGCTCGACATCAGACATTTGGAATGCAGGATCGATCGTTAGAACACGGCCATTGCCAGAATTTAGAGCATCATCGGGAGTGATTAAGGCCCCTTTCTTGATTTTCAAGCCCTGTTGTTGAGATTCCAAAATATCCAGATCGGTAACTTTACGTCTGTTGAAAAGATATTGGGCATCTCTTGCATCTCTAACGATGCCACGAAACTTATATGCGTAATATGGAGAATCTGGAGTAAAATATCCCAATACCGGAACATAAGGATAACGATCAATGCCATAGGGATTTGGTTCATCAACTAGCACTCTATTGTTGAGAATGATAGTTCTACGAGTGGTGGGTTTAGGGCGTTTGATGACCTTCATGCGTCCTTTCATCGAAGGATCTCTTGCAACGAGGTCTTGCATTGCAGTCTTTAAATCTTTCTCATCGCCTTCAAATTCCTGACACTCTTCTGTCTCTTTGTCGATTATATAGGTCGCCTCTCTCGTGGAAAGATACCAATATTCATCAAAAGCAATGAGATTAGGGAATTGAATCTGATAGACTTCAGGCATATAGTAGAATTTATCATCTCTATAAGTGCCAGCTGGTAAATCTAAGATCTCACCTCGGAATTGGGGATATAAATCAGCTGCTTCATTGCGATCAAAAAATTGTCTTGTCCAAAAAAATCTCATGTCACTGCAATCGTGACGCCTAAAATATGGATCAAATAGACATTGCTTCATGTCGAGATATTTTAACTTGATATCTCCGGATATTGGATCACATGTCATATCCTGGTAAATAGAGATGAAACCCAATCCTTGAGTCAAAGCGCCTTCAGCAAAGGCATCGGAATAGATTTGGTAAGCACCGCATTTATTGTGTACATGGTAGAGACATTTAGTAAGCTGATCGGCTGTCTTTTGAGCGGGTGATTGAATCGGAATACATATAGAAGATTTACGGTTACGTCTCTGATAGCCAGAGATCATCTCTTTTGCGCCATTAATGATATTGAAGTTGAATATTTTACGGCGATATGTGGCAACACCTGGAAAGATTAATCCCCAGATATCTTGATCACCCAGCATAAAACGTTGATCAACATCAGCCTGATACCATTGGGTCTGGAGAATATTGATGCAGTCGGTGTAGTTTTTCTCCATGGCCTGACGCAGGGAGACGTTGGATTCGTTCTCCGGCCAGAAAATCGGGTCCGAGTTGCGCATCCCCTCAATAAACTAGAGTAAATTTTAAATTACAAGAATAAGAGGATTGGCTATTTAATATTAAGTTTTTTGCATCTGCGATCGATTGTTGGCCAAGAACAACCAAGAATTTCTGCAATTGAGTTCTTTGGAATACCCTTTCCCAACAATCGAATGATATCTTCATCTCTTATATCTGCTCTCTTGTGTTTCTTTTTATCTTCAGATCTGAGTTGAATACCATTTTTAACAAGGTGATAGCGAACATTCTGAGGAAACTGTCCAATGATTTTGGCTATTTCTTGTTGGGTTTTGCCAGATTCGTATAATTTAATGACTTTTTTGGCTAACGAAGGATCTCTTACAAACTTAGATTTCCTGAATTTAGATTTAAATGCCCTATCAATACTAGGATATTTTAATATTTTTTTCTTTAATATAGTTGCATCTACACCCAATAATTCTGCCCATTTTCTTACTGAATGTGTTTCGCCTTTATAAGTAATTTGAAAGCCACGTTTAAGTCCAACTTCAGAATGGAATTCATTTTCTTTCAAAATAAAAACAGTTGTTGGATTAAACTCCTTTTGACCTTCTCTTAGGCAGAAAACATCTCCTTCTTCCCATCCTTGGGATTTAGCCCAATCATACATATCTCGCGCTCCATTTCTCCAAACATCACATATAGTTATTCCTTTTGCTCCGAACAAATGGTAACTTTGATGTTTTGGATTATAACATTTATGATTTAATTGAGTTTTCATTGCATAGAATTTTGATCTTGATAATCCATGAGCAGGAGGATATAGACTTGGATTGACATGTTTAGATCGTTCTTTTCTTCCGAAACAACCACAGCTTAAACTTCTGCCTTTCTTGCCGAGAGCATAGGAGCTTACGTATCCTTCTTTTCCACAATCACAACGACAATACCAAGAAGTTCTATTCCACTTATCGACAGATCTTCTAAGAACGGTCCATCGACCAAATTTTCTTCCAGTAAGATCAGGACCTCTTCGTCTTTGTTTCCAGCATTCTTTACATTCAAACTTTTCTCCTCGTTTAAAAGAAGCGCCCCAGCAGGTGAACTGGAGTCCACAGTCACATTTGCATTGCCATTTCGTCCCATTTTTCTTACTATATAGTTCTAAAATTGTAACTCGACCAATTTTGCGGCCGCTATAGTTGATGAATCTGGGCATTGTCACTCCTCCAGCTCATGTTCTTGAATTAATGCATTAGTAAATGCGTAAAGGATTTCTTTTTGAACATCTTGTGGAAATACACTCAAATAGTTGGAATAAAGTGTTT